GCAAGAATACGTCGTGCGAAGGTCTGGGTTTCCTCCTTTTGGTTCCGCTGACTCACACAGAGCAACTTCAGGAAGGGAGCACTTTGATCCGTATCATGAGGGGATTTGACATGGGTTTGAGACACGCATCCACGCCCCTGGTATCATTTCAACCAGGCTTGTGGAGTTCCACCTTTCGGTGTTTCTCGCCGCTTAGCTCAGCGGGTCTCGCATTTAAGATCCATCCGCTGAGCGCTTGCGAGCGTTAGGATCCCCAAGGAGTCCAGTCATCCAAGTCTGCTAAGTCATGCGTAAATCCACCGGGATGGGGTGGTCTAGGCAACGACTTAACAACTTAGAATTACGACTCTCCCCAGATTCAAGAGATCAGAGTGGCCTTCCGGAAGCTACTCCAGTGAATCAGGAACTTCTACAGTCTTTTAAAGGTTCGCGGTTGGTGAACCTCCCAGAAATCCTCTTACAACAATTTGCCGACCATTTGCGCACCCTTGATCACGTGAGGAGCATATTTTGCAATGCCCTTGGTAAGTTCACGCATGACATCTTTGAAATGGGTAGGATTTTCAAAGTGTTGTTGTGCAAACTTGATCAAAAGGAGGGCTTGCTTCCAATCGTCGGGAAGAGCGGTTGGAAGATCGAGGTCGGCCCAGGGATCGGAAGATTGGAATTCCAAGGAGTGATAGATCTTGTAGTATCCACTCTTAGGGCTGGGAGCTCCAGCGGTTTGTTGAGGGATGCTGAGTGCGATCACTAGGAAATCTCCACGATCACGGAGTTCAAAGAATCCGTCCATCACTTCGTCATAAGGATTCAGAGTCACCAAAGTCACCGGCTCAAAGTCTTTGTCAGACTTAGGCTTAAGGTAACTATAGGCGCCATCTTTTACCTCACGAGGAACCACACCGTTGAGCTTCACCACATCATCGTACGTTTTGAGATTCCGCCAGTCATATTGAGAGGGCACTTGAAATTGTGCGCACTGTCCTGCTCGATATGTGGGAGCTGCAGTGTTCGTGTACTGTACTGCGGCTCCTTTAATTCTGGTAGAACCAATCCATTGTGCTTTGGTCCAAAACTTATTGATAGACTGATGACACCAAACGGGGCCATTGCCATGTATGGATAAGCTCACTATGTAGTTTCCGTCAATGTCAGAACCGAGTTTGAAGGCGTAATATCCTTCTTCGGTGACAGTGACACTCCAAGTGGCTTCTCCTCCATCTGCAATAGCGCCGGGGCTCATCTGGTCCTCGAACTGTTCTTGCAAACCTTCCGTCTTGGTGTGACGATCTAGGATCAAGGTGAGAGTCGCGGGAGCACCACTCTGGTTGTCAACCGTTATGGTGGCCGTGGCACCTGCATCCATCCAAAACGCCCTGAAATCCTGTTGTGTGACACTCGCTGCTGCCAAGAATTCCCCATGCGGAGCAAAGGAATACAATGGATCAGCTGCTGCGCGAGGGCCGTGCAACGGGAGGACTGAATCAGGGGTGTTGAACTTGATGATCGCAGCCTGAGAAGGAGGCGCATTAATAAGTCCGGTGGCATCTTCGTTGTCTAACAACTCCAAGTTGTACTGGTAAGCGCGTGCACTGGTATTGGGATCGTTGAAGATGCATGCACACAAAACGTCACGAAAGACGAATATGTTCATGGTATCTACAGCGTCCGACCAAGGCGTGGTGATTTGCTTCCAAGGGGCCGAAGGGGCTGTTGGGGTAGCGGCAAACTGATCGGCGTAGCGACATTTTGGACGTTGACTTGGCAACATGATGTCCAACGCCGCCGCGCTTGAAATGTTTTGCGCAACCGTGTAAGCCTCAGCCTGGGGGTTATCACCGCGGTTCGCAGCGTAACCTGGGTTGTTTGAACGAGTTGGCTGGTGGGTGTGGGAGGGGGGTTTCGGTCCACCACCTCCTGGGTTGTTGTTTGAGGATTTTGGTTTGGGTTGCGTCTTGGCAACCTTGTTAGATTTCTTCTTGCGGGCCATGAGGTCATGATAATGTACAATCAGGTTTTCGTCTGGCCGCCTTTCCCTGGAACCACAGCGGGTCCCGTCCCTAGTTACCATCCACTATCTATCTAGGGCCAGCGGTTAAGGTTAATTATAATCTACGGCAACCAGTTTGTAGAACACCGGATGCTCGAAGAAATTGAACGGATCGCGAGGGAACATCCATTCAAAGGACTCGATTTCTTCAACTGTCAGGTCATAGCGTCGACACACCTGCTCACGAAATGAATCATGATAGGCGGGCTTTTCCACTCCCAGGGCAGCTTGCACTTTGTGCTGTTCGATCCAATTGATCTCAGGAGGACGATCAGATTGGCCAGCAAACTTGCTCACGAAAGCGCGCAGCAAGGGAACCTGCATGTAGAACTCGTACCCTTTCGCCACATCGATCAGGAAACGGCGAGCAGCGGCTCCGAGATCCTTGCAGTCATACAACTGACGTGGATCACGAAGACACTTGCCCACCTTCACAACACGGGAAGGCAACGGTCCCCAGTAAAACCCAGGACGAATCGGAAAGGTGTCCATGTGCTCTGGACTCAAACGATACCACCATCCCTTAAGAAAGGTGACAGCAG